TCTATCTTATTTTAAGATATTATCAACAAAAACTTTCTAATTTTAAAGCTTTAATTATTGTACCCACAACATCTTTAGTTGCCCAAATGGCAAGTGATTTTAATGATTATGCTAAAAATGATTCGTGGAATAGTTCTGTAAATATTCATTCAATATTTGCAGGTAGAGATAAAGTTTCGGAAAAACCTATTTATATTTCAACCTGGCAATCTTTATATAAATTACCTTTAAATTATTATTCTGATTTTGATTTAGTTTTAGGAGATGAAGCACATCAATTTAAAGCTAGATCTTTACAGCAGATAATGGAAAATACAGTCAAAACTAAATATAGATTTGGGACAACAGGAACACTTGATGGAACACAAACCCATCAATTAATGTTAGAAGGTTTATTTGGAAAAACATATAAAGTTATTACTACAAAAGAATTAATAGATAAAAAAACTCTATCATCTTTTAAAATAAAAGCTTTAGTATTACAATATCCAGATGAAATTAGAAAAAATTTAAAAGGAATAAATTATAGAGAAGAAATTGAATTTTTAATAAACAATGAAACTAGAAATAAATTTATTCGAAATTTGGCAGTCAGTCTAGAAAATAATTCTTTAGTTTTATTTCAAATGGTAGAAAAACATGGAAAAGTGATTTATGATTTAATAAAGGAAAAAGTTAATGAAGAAAGAAAAGTATTTTTCGTCTACGGAGGAACAGATACTGAAACAAGAGAGTCAATTCGACACATATCAGAACAGGAGAAAAATGCCATTATTGTTGCGTCTTATGGCACTTTTTCCACTGGCATTAATATCACTAATTTACATAATATCATATTTGCTTCTCCCTCTAAATCACGTATACGAAATTTGCAAAGTATAGGAAGAGGATTGAGAAAAAATAAATCTAAAAAAATAGCAATTCTGTATGACATTGCTGATGATTTATCGTATAAATCTTCTAAAAACTATACATTAACACATTTTGTAGAAAGAATAAAGATATATAATGAAGAGCAATTTAATTATAAAATTATCACAATACCTACTACTGGATAAAAAATGAAAAAAGAAAATTTTGAATATAAATTTATATTATTATCAAATAATGATTTTATTTTTTCAAAAATTGATATAGATAAATCTACAAACACTTTTATGAGACTTATTAAACCATTAAGAGTTTTAATATCTGAAGACAGTGAAAGTGTTAATTACAATTTTGTTCCTTGGATACCTTTTACAACCGATGAAATTATACCATTATCAACCAAATCAATTGTAACGATCACTTCTTTATCTTCAGAATACATTGAATTGTATGAGAAAGCACATGAAAATATTGAAAATAATAGAGAAGAACATACTTTGGACTTGATGAACGAAATAAGTTTTTTAAAATAAATTTTTCATTTGCGGTTGACACACCTATCTTAACATTTTGTCAATAGTTTGTCAAGCTTTTTTTTTCTCTTGACAAAAAATATTTCTTATGATATCATTATATAGAATATTTGAAAGGAGAACTTTATGGCTAATTATATTAACAATGAAGATTTTCTTTTGGCAATGATAGATTATAAGAAAAAAATTATAGAATTTGAAGAAAAAGGTGAAGAACGTCCTCCTGTTCCAGATTATATCGGAGAATGTTTTTTGTTAATTGCTGAAAGATTATCTTATAGACCTAATTTTATTAACTATGCATTTAAAGAAGATATGATATCTGATGGTATAGAAAATTGTCTTCAGTATGTGCATAATTTTAATCCAGAAAAATCAAAAAATCCATTTGCATATTTTACTCAGATTATATACTGGGCTTTTGTTCGAAGAATTCAGAAAGAAAAAAAGAATCTTTATATAAAATATAAGGAAATGGAAAGATTATCCTATTTGGAAGATCATATAGATGTTAGTTCTGGTGATGATGGAGGTTATATGTCAATGGTGGGAACTAATGACATGAGATTGATGATATCAGAATTTATCGAAGAATTTGAAGATAAAAGATTTAATAAAAAGAAAAAATCAGAAGATTCTGTATCTTATGTAGGAACTGTTTACAACGTGTTTTAATGTAGAGGGATAAAAATGAATATTGACAATTATCAATTTTATCATGATTTTAGTTTATTTGGATTTAATAATAAACAGAATTCAGGTACACATAAAATTAATCAAGGTAAAAAACAAAATATTTTATTTTCTTATTTAACTTATGCTATTGAAAAAGTTAGAGATAGTATAAATCAACCTAGTTTTTCTTTTTTGGAAATGTATTGTGCTGATGCTTTTTTTACGGTTGCTGCAAGCAGAATTGGTTCAAATAGTAGAATAAATTGTGAATGTTTTTGTATTGATGATTTTTCTCATGCATATTATCCTGTAAATGAATTATTTAAAAAATTAAATGTTCCTGCTAAATTGATAAAAGCAAAAATAGATTCAAGATTTAATATACCTAGTTGTGATATTATCATGAATGCGGGTGGCTTATATCACATGGAAAATCCTGAAGAAATATTACAAAAATCTTATGAAAAAGCAAAGAGATATTTGATTGTACAAAATGTAGTTACTTTAAATTCAAAGGATGAAGATTATTTTAAGATAAAAAGAATTAATCAATTTCACTGTACTTCAAGATATTCAAGAGAATCTTTTGATAAATTAATAAAAAAATTAAATTATAAAGTAGTTTATCAACATTTTAATGAATTACCTAAAAATCAAATAGATGATAGAGGAAGTGTTTATTATTTGATAGAAAAATGAATTATTTAAAGGAGAACATGCATGAACATTGATAATTTTATTTTTTACCATGATTTTAAATTATTCGGATTTAATAATAAACACCATGGTGAACCTTTTATTTTGAATCAACACAAAAAACAATATATTTTATTGTCTTATCTTTCTAGATCAATTGAATTTATAAGACAAGAAACAATAGAAAATGGTGAGGAACAAAAAAATATATCTTTTGTAGAATTGTTTTGTGCAGATGCTTTTTTCACTGTCGCTGCAAATAAATTTGGATGCGATGAATGTTATTGTGTCGATAATTTCTTGATGGGTGAATATCCTATAAATGATCTATTTGAGAGATTAAATGTCAACGCAAAATTTATTAGTAGTACTATTGATGAGTATTTTGACATACCAAGATGTGATATTGTCATGAATGCAGGAGGATTATATCATTTTGAAAATCCTAAGGTAATATTGGAAAAATCTTATGAATCGGCAAAGAAATATTTAATAGTTCAAAATGTTGTGAGTATGTTGAGTGAAGATGAAAATCATTTGGAAATTACAAAAATACCTAATTATGGAGATCCTAACTATACAAAAAACAGATTTTCTAAACAATCTTTTGATAAATTAATAAAAGATTTAAATTATAATGTTATAGATTATCATTTCAATCAATTAACTCTAAACAATCCTGATGATAGAGGAAGTGTTTATTACTTAATAAAAAAATAAAATATGAAAATAGCATTAATTACTGATACACATTTTGGCGCAAGAAATGATAATGTTGTATTTCAAGATTATTTCAATAAATTTTATGATAACATTTTTTTCCCATATTTGAAAGAAAATGATATAAAAACATGTATACATCTAGGAGATGTTGTTGATAGAAGAAAATATATCAATTTTAAAACTTTGAATTATATTAGAAAAAATTTTATCAATAGATTGTGGGATATGAACGTAGATACTCATATTATTATTGGAAATCATGATGTTTATTTTAAAAATACTAATGATGTGAATTCTATGGTTGAATTATTTTCTACAACAGATAGTGTTATTGAACCTTGGATTTATGATACCCCTAAAGAAATGATTTTTGATGATACCAAAATTTTAATGATGCCTTGGATTAACAATACGAATTATTCTGAATGTGTCAGTATGATGGAAAAAACTGATGCAGAAATAATGATGGGACATTTTGAAATTTCAGGTTTTGAAATGCATCATGGTTTATGGTGTGATACAGGTATGGACCCAAAAATTTTTAATAAATTTGATA